TAAGAACGAACTACAGACTGCGGCGGCTCAGCGCCATAACTTTCACCCGAGAAGGCTTTGGGTTTCAGCACAATCGTCGCTGCTGGATTGATAGAAGTCGAATTGCTAAAAGACAAGTCAGGAATCATCCGTCGAATAAACCCGAACCTGTCCCCGTCTTCAATGTCAAAGTCAGCAGACTCAATGTAAGCGTTGATCCCCGTGGCAGTGGCAGTGCTGCCGTCGTCGTTACCGTTTTCGTGGAACAGGATCGCGTTGTCTTTAATGCCCAGCGGAAACGGACGGATGCCACTATCCAACCAAGCAGTGCGCTGCATAGTCCCGTAGTACCAGACTTTATCCAGATGGTTGAACACCACATACCTATCATTGATGTTCGACTGCGAGGATGGGTAGAACCACCAGATTTCTGCAAAGCCTTCGTTAGTGCCGCACACAACTTGGTCAAGCTGCTGCCGATTTATATCCCCGAATACATAGCCACGAACTGAGCAAGGGAGCGTCTCAACCCGGCCAGAGTACATATAAAACTTATCATTACCCATCCAGTACATGACGTTGTTGACGGGTACAGCACTCTGCGGGGAAGCGATTGAAATATTATCTGCCAGCATTGACAGACTCCAAATAAACGGAGCGCCAACATACTGCATCGAATAAACAGACGAATCAGTCCATACAACAATTTCTTGTTTTGTAGAAGCCGCAGTAATAATCTTTGTACCGGAAGACAGCCTTACACCACCTGCCTGATTAGTAATTGCTGGCGTCCACTGAAAGATGTTGTCCTGATCCGACCAACGAATCTGCATCGGGTCGTAAGAAGCAGATCCATAAGCGTTTGTGCCAAACACCAACCCGATCCGGTTTACTTCAGATACCAGAATCTTGTTGTTGGTGAGCGGAACATCAGCGCCGGTAAAGCCCGCAGCGGTTGAAGCAGCGGAAAGCAGTATCCCTCGGGTGGAATAATTTGCCGGTAGCGTGCTGGCATCCCAGTAATAAATACTGCCGCCACGCGGGCCGTAGAGGAGGTTCTGCCCGTAGTTGTGATGGTTCCAGATCCGCAGGGGGATAGCCAAACTTACGTTAGAGATCGCAGTGCCCCAGCCAGTATTAGCCGGTGGTGTTACGCCAGCCGAATAGGAACCGCCCCAAGTACCAGCACCCCAGCCTGAGTTACTTGTAGACGCAGTAGCAGACCCAACCGGCTGTTGATAAGCCGCGACAACCGCTGCGCCGCCCCCCGTAGTTCCACTAGTAGCATTAACGCTGAGCGTTATTACGTAGGCATTTGCGCTCGTAATCGAAGTGATCGCAAACTCGGTATTAAGATTTACCGCCGGGATACCCGCAAACGTCGTAGCCCCAGAGAACGTAACATAGTCCCCCACAGACGCGCCATGTGCAGTATGCGCGACAGTAACCGTAGGCAAGCCGCTTGAAGACGTAAAAGGATTGTTCCCCAGCGTCGGGGGTGGTGACGTCCGGATCGGTGTGATGTCGTAGTAAGTACCGTCGTTCTCGACGTAATACTTGATGTTAGTGCCTATACCCGTATTAATAAAACCGGCAATCGTCCCCCAGCAGACCATCGACCGGGCAGTGCCAAGGCTAAATGTATTAACTGTGCCGCCTGAAGCCCTTACCCGCGTCCAACCACCGATCTTTTCCGGATAGCCCGAACGAAACCGCACCTTGTCACAGGTGTACCAAGTGCCTTCAGCCGCGTAGCTCGTGGACTCGCGGTTTACTCCGGGCGTAAATTGGATCTTTTTAAGGGGCATGACAGGATTATAGCTATAGTGTGACCGCTTTGCCACGGAAGAAAACTAGCTCTTTATCCTCATTGATCACGGTACAAAACTCGGGCGGCATAAGAATCCCATCCTTAAACGTGATCACAGCAAACCCGCTGCGCCAATCAGAAGGAGTGCCCTGACGATAATCAAATTGCGGACCGTCCACCGAAGCCAGCGTTCCAACGTCAACGCCATAGATTGTATTTGTTCCGCCGTTAACTTTTGAAAGCGTGGTTCTGGGTCTGTACTGTTGTGAATGAAGATGTCCGCTGATCGTGGAAATATGCGCCATCTGCACGTTGTTGTACTGCGCATGAATACCGTAGCGCATACCATGAATCAACAGCGTATGTCCATTAATAATTACGCGCAGATAGATCGGCTCTTCAATGTGGTCACGAAGCCGGGTGCCGCGAATACCCTTCGCTTCAGAAGCGTTCATTGCAAAATACTTATCGAACCGGGCAGCATGATTGCTGTGGATCATCGCGTGACTAGCGCCCTTGGATACTTCCTTAATTTTTCTCTTTGCCATGAGCATTGCTTCAAGCTCGACGGCGAGCTTCGGCATATTGGTCCAGCCATTCGGCGGGTGCCTACTAACACTAGCCGCATCCAAGCTATCCCCAAGATCCCAGACCCAATTTGGCCTGATCTCAGGCAGGAGTTTAAGCAGCGCCCGGTTAGCACAGGAATCAAGGCCCGGCCAGAAGTGAGCATCTGAGTACATCACCATTACTGAATCTTTTACCGTGAGTTCCAGCGAGTCGTATTCGGGTTGGTACTGCGCCCGTTTATGGGTTGTCTTCCCATCTACTTTAAAGTTTTCCCCGGTGGCTGCTTCAATCCTCGCTAACCTTCGATATATCCATCTTTCCGTTACATTAAGTTCTTTTGCAACTTTTACGGGACTCTTTAGTGCCCGCATGGTATCCGCGATAATATTATCCGGAATAGTGGGTTTAGCAGACATTATAATTTCCTGATCCAGTAGATACTGTGGGATAGTCCCCAAGGGACTTGCGGCCAATAAGGTCTGAACCCAGCAGCAATTAAGCTCCTAGCAGACGCAGGATTTTCGGTTGTGCAATCAGTGATTGCGTGGAAGTTGCCAAGCGCACGGGCTTTAGCGAGTCGCGCCCTTATCAGGCGTTTTTGAATACCTTGCCCACGATAAGCGGGAAGAACACCCGCACGACAAAGGTAGATAGTCTGTTGCCACCGATCCGAGGGGCGCATCCCTGCGAACCCTACTGCCTTACCATCTTCATCTACTGCCAGCCACCACCAGCTTCCTGCTTTGGGTATCTCCGGAACGTCGCCGGGCAGGCACTCTAACTGAAGGTCAATCAGCGTCTTTAACGCACTATCAACTGGGATAATGCGTATCGGGTTCATTTCTTATTGCGGCTTAGTTGGCTCAGAACCAAGCCCACGTGACTTGGAAGTTGTGTACGAAGAGCCGAGCCAGAATCCAATGCAGCCACCAAGCACTCCCGTTACTACCGCCGAAGCAATTGCGGCACGAACTTCTGAGCTAAATGAATCGGCGTCACCTGTCAATACGAGATACACGGTGCCATACAAAAGCGGCATCAACATTACAGTGACCCAGAATGCGGGCATTTTCCAGAAGTCAGCGCCGCCAGAAGCGGCTTTAATCGAATACTCACGCGCACCCGCAATACCACCACCACCCGATTCAACAAGCTCAAACCAAGAAGCCGACACTGCCGCATTAGCAGCCTGCAAAGCCTCGGGGTTAGTTTGCATTGTCTCAACGGCTTGCTGAAGATTTGTTGAGTTTGTAGCATCAACGATTAATTCGCCAACCTTTTGAGCAACAACAAGATTGCGGTCAGTAACCGAAGTCCCGTCCGTGAAAACTTTTGTAAGGCTGGGGATCATCCCAATGATCGTAGGGAGAAGCGCGGTAAGGACGGGAAGCATGGGTTTATCCTCAATAACTTGTGGTTCTGAAATAAATTTCACGGACTTGGGTGCTGCGGAACTAAGGAAAAGATCCCGCTCAGAGGCGCGGCGGTTAATAAGACCTTTGTCCTCTTTTCCGTCCGCTATGTTCCAACGCCTGAACTGACCGGCAGCGCCAGCGTAATCACCGGCATTAAGGAGCCGAAGGAGCGTGGAACCCAAAAACCCTTTTTCCCCTTCGCCCACATTGTAGGCAAACGATACTAAGGCGTCGAATTGGTTCTGTGTTACTGGCACGCGAATCATGCCAAACACTCTCTTCTCAAGCGCCGCTACGTAATTTGCTAAGTATTCTTCAGCTTGTTGAGTAGTGCAGGTATCACCCGGCCTTACTCTGCGCCCGTTCGGATAGACGGTAGTGCCCCAACCAATAGTCCACCGCTTGCCGGTGCATAGATAAGCGCGAAGGCGCAAACCCTCCCAACGCTTAATGATTGCTATACCGGCGGCGCTTGTTTTCATTTGGCTTCAAGGGCGGCAACGCGGGCGGTCAGTTCCTTGACGGCAGCTACCAGCAGCGGCACTACTTCGGTATAGCTAAGCCCTAAATATCCCTGCGCGTTATCTTTTACCGCTTCAGGCAAAACAGCCTGCACATCTTGAGCAATCAAAAACGATCTTGATGTACCAGTGGCATCTGTCAAATATCGTCCAGTGACAGCGCGAAGAGAGTCGACTTTTGCCGCAGCGTTTTGGATCGGCACTAAATCTGTTTTTAGTCTCTCATCAGAATTTGCCGTCCACGATGTCCCCCCGTCTGCAATGTATGCGCCTGTCCCGTCGTTTCGATATAACGTCACGTTGTTTGCGGAGTCCGGCCCAAAATACCAATACTTTCCAGCAGTCGCTGCGGTGTTTCTGAGTGTGATCTGTCCAGCGCCACTATTACCGTAAAACGTAGAATTGTTCTGAATAGCGGTATTGCCGCCCACCACAAACCTACCGGCTGTATCAAACCGCGCTACTTCTGGGCCGCCTGCCCCGACAATAAACACTAACGGCAACGACGCACCGCTGCCAGTATTTGCCGACGTAAGCCTCACAGCGGTAGCGTTACAGTTGATCCCGCCATAACTTGCATTTGTAGGATCTGAGTTATTGAAGCAGGTAACCGCAGACTCTATGGCGGTACCATTTGGCAGTATGGCTACCCCAGTGACATTATTCGTCGTCTTATCTTGAAACGCCGTCCGATTCGCCAGCGTGGCGTTGCTAAAGTCGCCTTGAATCCTTGCTGCGGTGCCAGTGAATTGTGTTGTCGTTCCGGAGATAGTGGTTGTGCCAGCAACGGTTAGATCACCAACCCTATTAACCCCCTCAACAACATTAGTACCGTCGCAGAACACGAGCGAGGTCAAGCCGGGGCCGATAGTTACGCCCGTGCCAGCAGACGTTTTCAAGATGATGTTCTGTCCGCCGGTCGTGGCGTTCTTTACCACATACAACTTGGATACCGCAGGGCAGATCACGTTCCGAGTGGCAGTCAGCGCACCCGAAATATTCAGGATCATGTTCCGCGCTTCATCAGCGGAGCCGTTAGCGACAGTCAGCGTGTAGTCGGCATCAGTCATCGAAACCGCAGCACGGCCAGCAATCGAAGCCTCAAGCAACGTACCGAGGTTTGTGTTAGTCGTCGTGCCCCACGTACCGGACTGATCGCCCGATCCCATAAGCTCAAGGCGAAGCCTAGTTGAATATGTCGAAGCCATTAGATTCCCCGCAGGAGTGCGCTGCTAGTAGTGGCTGGCGGCATCTGGAAAGTAACATTACCACCGCTGAT